TTCAAAAATCTATTATAATTCAAATTTAACACCTTCTTCTCAACGTGTTTCTTCAATTGTCCAAAATAATATACAGAAATATGGAGAATCTACAGAATTAAATCAATATGGAGCAAGATTTAAATATTCCAAATTTCAAAGAATTATTGACGATAGTAATCAGGCAATTACATCTAATATAACTACTATTAGTATACGGAGAGATTTAAGAGTTGTTTTAAACACATTTGCAGAATACTCGATTGGATTTGGTAATCAATTCCATATTAAGAGTCTTGAGGGATATAATATAAAATCATCAGGTTTTACTATTAGTGGAATTCAAGAAACTCTATATCTTGGAGATGTACCAAATTTTGATAATCAAACTGGAGATTTATTCTTCTTTACGGTTCCAACATTAACATCACAAAATCCTACAATTGTAAAAAGAAATGTTGGTACAGTTAATTATGTAAATGGAATTGTTACTTTAAATCCTGTAAATATAATTTCAGGAAAAATACGTGATGGTCAACCTATTATTGAAATATCTGCGACACCAAAATCTAATGATGTAATTGGATTGCAAGATTTATATTTACAATTAGATATTGGAAATAGTATTTTTGATATGGTGGTTGATGATATTTCCTCTGGAGTCGATTCTTCTGCTTCTACATACGTATCATCCTCTAGTTATGCTAATGGTAATTTGGTTAGATCTGGCGGAAGAGTAGGATCAACTCCTTTCTCAGAAGCACAAGCAAGAGCAGTTAATGCGTCTGGAACAAGTGTTTACAGTACTGGTGCATCTTCACCAACAAACACATCAACAACGCCCACAACGACGCCTACAACGACTTCTACATCATCTTCTACATCATCTTCTACATCATCTACATCATCATCTTCATCCTCTTCCTCCTCTTCGTCATCTTCATCGTCAAGTTCGTCTGGCGGCGGTGGTTACAGCAGCGGTTACTAATACTTAAATTCAAATGACAGAAAAAAGAGTTAAACTTTCCACAATTGTTAAAAGTCAAGTTCCTGACTATGTTAGGTCTGATTTTCCGCTGATAACTGAATTTTTAAAAGAGTATTATAAGGGACAGGAATATCAGGGTGGTCCAATTGATCTTATTAATAATATTGATAGATACTTAAAAATTGATTCTTTTGCTAATAGAGTATACTCAAATAATATTTCAAAATCTATCAATACTACAGATAGTACAATTGAAGTAATTGACACATCAGGATTTCCAGATTCTTATGGTTTGATAAAAATTGACAATGAAATTATTACCTATAAAGGAAAAACGGACAGATCCTTTACTGGTTGTATTAGAGGATTTAGTGGAATTTGTGAACTCTCTAAAACTAATTCTCCAGATGAAGTTTTATTTGAATCGACAAATGCAGAAACACATATAAATGGCGCTCAAGTTTTAAATCTTAGCGTATTATTTCTGGCAGAATTTTTAAATAAAACTAAAAAGGAAATTGCAACAGGTTTTGATGATAGAGAATTTTATTCAGAAGTAAATCAAAATACTTTTTTAAAACAGGTAAGAAGTTTTTACGCTTCAAAAGGAACAGAAGATTCATTTAAGATTTTATTTAAAGCTCTATATGGTACGAATGTAGAATTAGTAAATCCTGCAGATTTACTTTTTAGACCTTCTGACGCACAATTTAATCAAGTAGAAAGTCTCATTGTAGATCCAATTTTAAATGAAGGTGAGTTTGATGATATTCAAAATATTACTCTTTTTCAAGATTATCCAGTAAAATCTTACGCACCTATTTCTTATTCAGAAAAAGTTCTAGGAAAAGATTCTAAAGTATATCATAGACTGGATATTGATGCAGGATATAATAAAGATATTACCTTTGATGGTGCGATTTATGGAGATTTTAAAGTAACTCCTAAAACAAAACTTGTAAATCCAGTGTCCATTGGAGCATCTTACTTAGATGTAGAATCAACAGTTGGGTTTGCAAATACTGGACATATTGCTTTTAAGTATACTGATGGTTCATCAGGAACACTATATTATGGTTCTAAAACTATTAATCAGTTTAGAGATGCTGGATATATTTACAAAGAAATTAATGAAGAAGAGAATATAACTGATAGAGATACTTTTGCATATGCAACAATAAACGGAAAAAAAGTACAATGTAATGTATCTTCAATTATCTCCGAAGTAAATATACCAAGTAAATCTCTTTATAATATTAAAGGTATTACATCAAGAGTTAAAACTCTTGGATTTGAAGGTAGTGGTTTTAAATTTAATGATTGGGTCTATAATAATAAAAAACTATTTGTTATTGGGTCTTTGAGTATTATTGATGCAGCAGATAAAGTATATCGTGCAAATTTAAATAATAACCATTACATGTTTAAAGATGATACTATTGAAGTAATTGACAATAGTGGACAATCCATAGACGGAGTAGTTCTGTCTATTATTAATGAAAAATCTTTAAATATTAGAACAAATGGGACGCTCAGTTTAACAGGAATATATACACTTAAAAAAGATATTTTAAAAGGTATATCAGCATCTTTCCCACAAATAGAAGATTATCAATCAAATATTCAAAATATATATGTAAATGATGAGAATAATTTACTAATTGCATCGTCTTCAATACCTTCAGAACCAATTTCACTATCAGATGTAGATTTAAAAATTGATGGAACCTTTGAAGGAACTGAAGTTACATTTGATGTTGAGCATAAATTAAAAACCGGCGATAAAATCTATTATTATCCAGAAGTAACTGAAGAAAAAATTATTGATGAAAATTTTAATTATGTAACACGAGAAGTTGAAGGGAGTAAATTATTTAATGAAGGGATATATTATGTTGAAAAAGTTGATAATTTTTCGATAAAATTTGCCTTAAGTAAAGAAAATATTTTCTTTAGTAAGTATGTCACTTTTGCACAAACTATAGTAAAGAACAATAAAATCAGACTTTACGATTTTCATGAAAAAACTCTTTTAGATCAAAAATTATTAAGAGAAATTCCTGTACCACTAGAAAGTTCTTCAGAAAAAATAAAAACCCTTCCTGGAACTACAGGAATTTTATTGAACGGTGTAGAAATTTTAAACTATAAATCAAGAAATAATATCTATTATGGGGAAATTAAAAGTATTGATGTGAATTCTTCAGACAATCAATTTGACATTATTAATCCTCCCAATTTAGTTATTGAAGATGATGGAAGGGGTAGGGATGCTAGTGGATTTCTTGGTATCACAGGTTCTCTGAGTAAAGTTAAAATTGTAAATAGGGGATTTGATTATGAAGGTACTCCAACTATTAAGATAGTTGGTGGTAATGGTAGTGGTGCTTCAGTTTTAGTAAACATGAAGTCAACGGATAATATTGCAAATTTTAATAGTAAATTTATTAGACTGGATCCAATTAATACTATTGGGGTTTCAACCTATCATAAATTTAGAGATCATGAAGAAGTTGTATATCAAACTAATGACCAGTTAGGAATTACTGGTTTAACTACAAATACTACTTATTTCGTTGGTTTAATTGGTAGAACTACAACTTACTCAGTAACAGTTTCCAGTAAAACATCAAGTCATCCTTACTACAATCAGGGATCTGGAAATGGATACTATCTCCTTGGGGATAATTATAATACGTTAACACAATCACCTAACTTACAGTTTGTTCGTGGTGAGACTTACGTATTCAATCAGAACGATACATCATCCTCAGCACATGCATTATACTTTAGTACAGTAGAAGGTTCCTATGCAGGGAATGACAGATATGAAACTGGTGTAACTTACACACTTGATGGCGTAGACCTTTCATATAGTCAATATGCAAGTGGTTTTGCAGCTGCCTCAAATCGTAGTATTAGTATCACAGTTGATTCTGATACGCCCGCAACTCTGTATTATGCATGTCAACAACATGAAAAAATGGGTAATGCAATAGCAATTTCCAGTATTGAGAGTAAAAAAGATCTTAACAATCTAAAATTATATAATACCAGAAATGATGCTGTTTCTGGAATAAACACTGTATCACTTACGGTGTATGGAAATGGGGTTCACAGTCTTACAGCATTAACTAAAAAGAGACAAATAGATTCTATTAGTATTGTTGAACCTGGAGAAGGATATTCAAATAAAAAAGTAACTTGTCAGCATACCGGAATTAATACAGCGACAAACAGTATTAATAGCATTAATCATGGATATATTAGTGGCGATAGAATTCAATATATGGGAGTTGCTAGTGAAACTGATACTCAACTGGTAGGTCTTTCATTAAATACTGATTACATTGCTACAGTATTGGATAAAAACAATTTCACACTGTCTGAAATAGGTATTGGCAATACGATCAACATATTTGCTGATAGAAAAGAATATGTAAATATAACCACTACTGGAATTGGAACGCATATTTTCAATCATCCTCCAATTCAGGTTATTTTAACCGGTCAAACTGCTATTGGTACTGAATTTACTGCAGAACTCAAACCAAAATTCCTAGGTTCTGTAAATAATATCCACATTTCAAATGGCGGAGTTGGATATGGTGTAACTAATATTCAAGATTTTGAAAGAAGTCCATTTATTACATATTCCATCGGACAAGATACTCAAATTAAAGCTAGTATTAATAATGGTAGCATAACAGAAGCAATTGTTTTAAATAGAGGTAATAATTTTACTTCTTCTCCAGACGTTGTTGTAGATGGTGATGGAACAGGTGCAGTTCTAACTGCAGTTATTAGAAGTGATGGTAGAATTGAAAAAATTATTGTAGTTGAAGGTGGTAGGGGATATAATAGTATTAATACTAATATTAGAGTTGTATCTTCAGAATCTCTATCACAATCAAAATTTAAAGCAAATCTTCAATCTTGGAAAATTAATTTATTTGAAGATTCGTTGGACAAATTAGAAAAAGATGATGGTACTTTAACTCTTTCGAGTTTTGGAAACTTTGGTATTCAATATGCTCATCTTTTTGCCCCAAGATATTTAAGATCTAGGTTGATACCAAGCGATTCTGAAGGTGATAAAAAATATGGAGCAAGTGATCTTCCATTTAATAGAGTTGAAATTGATTCTGCCAGCCACTCTCCCATTATTGGATGGGCATATGATGGAAATCCTATCTATGGACCTTATGGATATTCCGAAAAATCTGGTGGTGTAGCAGTAAGAATGAAGAGTGGATATTATAATGAGGCATCTTCAAGATTAAATAGACCACCAAATTATTCTCCAGGATATTTTGTTGAAGATTATACTTATTATAGAGTTGCTGACGATACGGTTCTTGACGAAAATAACGGAAGATATTGTGTAACACCAGAATTTCCAAATGGAACATATGCATACTTTACTACAATAAGCGAAATTTCTGATGATAGTGGTCCTTTTAGAGATTATAGAAAACCAGTTTTTCCATATTTAATTGGAGATAACTATTTCTCAGTTCCAAGTAAGTTTAATACTGAAAAAAATTCAAATCAAGATGGTTTTGATTTAAACACCAGTGATTATAAGAGAAATACTACTGTATATAACTTCTTTGATAGGGATGTTAGATATCCATATATCAATTTGCCAAACGATTTAAATCAAACAGTAACAATTAAAAATATTTCTAGAGGTAAAGTTGATAATATTAAAGTTCTAAATGGAGGAAACTTTTACAAAGTAGGAGATAGATTAGTATTTGATCAAAAAGAAAGTGGTGGTAATGGACTTGCTGCCAAGGTTTCTTTTGTAGAAGGTAAAGAAATTACTAAAATTGAGAATGATCATAGCGAAACTCTTATTGAAATTTTGCCATCTGGAAAAAAAGATGTATTTGTTGGAGTAGCATCTACTGCTCATGGATATTTTAATGGTGAATTAATATCTCTAGATAATTTTTCTACAACTAGATCAAAATTAGAAGGAAATTATTCTGTAGTAGTTCCAGCAACAACCCTTACATTAATTGGTTTAGGAACCACTACACATGCTCTAGGTCCAGAATCAACCACTGGGATTGTGACTTTTGTATATGTATCAAATACAAATTTTGATCGCATTAGAGAGAATGATGTTATTCAAATTAATCAAGAAAGAGTTAAAGTTTTAAATGTAGATTCTTTGTCTGGAAGACTTAGAATTATTAGAAAGTTTGATAGTACTCTTGATGAAATTCATTATATAGGAGTTGCTGCAACTATAGATCAAAGAAGGTTTGAATTTACATCCGATTTTGATACTTCATTTAATTTTAGAACTAATAGGGAATATTATTTTGATCCAGAAAAATCTATTGGAATATCTGCATTTGGAAATCCCGGAACAGGAAAAACGGTAGTATTTGATTCTCCTGGAGCAGGAGCTGGTGGTACATCAATTCATATTGAAGAAAAGTTAATATACTTGAGAGATCATGACTTAAAAACTGGTGATATAGTAGTGTATAATGGAAATAATAGTGGAGGAGATACCATTAAATATGAAGACTCTACCACAGTTGTTGGTGTTGGTTCGGATCTAATAAATGGTAGACAATATTATGTTGCCAAATTCAGTAAGGACTTTATTGGAATTTCTACTGTTAAAGTTGGAATTGGATCAACAGGAGTATTTTCTGGTATAGCAGCAACAACTAAAGATATTGGTTTAGTTGAGTTTACCGGTACTGGAGTAGGAGAATATCATAGTTTCACAACACAATATCCAAAAATTACTGCAGATGCAATTAAAAATAGAGTTATTGTTTCAACTGCAACTACTCATGGTCTGAGTTCTGATCATAGAGTAATATTTGATATTAAACCCCAAGTTCAAAAAACCGTAGTTGTAAAATATGACGATTTTAACAGAAATATTTTAATTGATCCAAAATCTTTTGAACCAACTGGGATTAACACCTCAACTGGAATTATTACTATTGAAAACCATGGTTTCTCTACTGGTGATAAATTAATCCATACCACTGAATGGGTAGAGAGTGCTTTTCCAAATAACACTCCATACTTTGCAGTAAAAATTAATAATGACAAGTTTAAACTTTCAGAAACACTTTATAATTCAAAACTTGATCAACCAATAACTGTTGTTGGTGTTGCAACCACTGCAGGTACATTAAGTCCAGTAAACCCAATTATTGATACTGAAGGATATAATGAAATTCTATTTGACTTATCAGATCCTTCTTTGCAATATGAGTATTTTTCAAATCAATATCCTGCATTTGAGTTAGATTTCTATGTTGGAAAAACATTTAATAAACCATGGACAAAAAATCCAGAGGATATTAGATTTAAAGTTGTGAAAAGTGGCATAGTAGGTTCAAATGCTATTGTAAAACTATCTTTAGATCCTAATACACCTAAAGATTTGTATTACAACCTTGTTCCAAAATATACTCAAGGTGTCCCATTATCAGATACAAAGAAAGATGTATATCTCGACAATACTGTAAATGGTGCGGGTTATATTAAAGTATCTCCTAGTTTATATTCTGGTTCACATAAGATAAAGGTTTCTACTGCTACTACATTTACATATAATTTGGCAAGTGAACCAAAAATTGCATCTTATGAACCAACGAATGCATCATTATCATATATTACAGACTGTACACACACAGATGGTCCAATTTCTCGATTAGAAATTTTAAATATTGGAGATAATTATAATACACTTCCAGGTTTTACGACAGTAACTTCTATTAATGGTGTTGATTGTGATTTAGAATTACAAAGTTCAGACATTGGGTTAGTTAAAAATATCGAAATAACTAAGTATGGATATGACTTTCCATATGATCAAACAATTAGACCACTATTTTACTATCCACAAGCTTTAAAAATAACTCCATTTTCATCAATCGATTTTATTGGAATTTCTTCTTTTGGAAGAGGTTATTTTGGAAAGCAAGAGTTAGTAGTTATTGATGGAGTTTCTAAAGAAATCGTATCTGATATTGATCTGCAGTATACTAGCACTAGTGCTGAAGTAACTATATTGCGTAATACTTATGGGATGAATAATGTTATTCCAAAAATTTATCCAATAAATTCTGGTGCAGGTGTTCCCGTTGATAACAGTATATTGGGTGATGGTGTTACTACTGGTATTTCATATAATCCAGCAACTAAAATTGCTAAAGCAATAATAAAAACAGAGTATTCTACTGGAGACTATTATCCATTTGAGGTGGGTGAAAAGATAATGATTGAGGGTTCCAATCCAGGTAGTGGAAACTCTAGAGGATTTAATAGTTCTGAATTTAATTATAATCTGTATACAATTACATCAATAGATCCAAACGTTGGTGGTGGGGTAGGATCTGTTGAATTTAGCATGGCAGATCAGTTAAAAGATACTGAAACGGTTATTGAATACGATATAATTAATTCGGCTACAAGGTTACTCTCACAAAGAGATTTTCCAACTTTTGATGTAAAAATTAAAAAAAATGAATTTATTGTTGAAGAGATAATTAAAACCAATGGTAAAACTGCTATTGTAGAAGAATGGGATAAAGAATTTTCAATTCTTAAAGTTAATTCTGTAGATGAATTTGAGGGTGATGAAACTATTACTGGACAAACCTCAAAGTCTATTGGAACAGTTGGTAGTGTATTGTTCCCGTTCAAAGAATATGGTAAATATGGCAGTACAATTAAACAGAATAGAGGTTGGAAAGCGATTGCAGGATTCTTAAATAATGATCTTCAGAGAATTCCTGATAATGATTATTATCAGAATTTCTCATATTCTTTAAAATCTACTGTTCCGTTACAAACATGGAATGACCCTATATCTTCAATGAACCATGTTGCGGGATATAAAAAGTTTGCCAATTATCAGTTAGAATCTTATGAAAAGGGTCTTAGAGTATCTACTTCTCCAACTCAAGGTTCTACTTATGTTACTCTTATAAAGGATATTGTAGAAACTATAAACATTAATTGTGTTAATGATTTTGACCTAGTTAGAGAAAATTCGATTTCTTTAGGAGATGATGATTTAGTTTCTACTCAAATTATTTTTGAAAGTAGACTTATATCCGACTTTGATCAAGCAATTGGTAACAGAGTTTTAGAAATAGATGATATTAGTCATTTGTTTAGTCATCGTCCAAGACCTGAAGAGTTTGTTAACGTTGATAGATTTAGTCTTGATAGAACAAGATTCTTAAGATTTATTACTCTTGTAAGAGATCAAAGATTTACTTCAGAAAGACAGGTTTCTATCTTTGATGTTCTTCATGATGGAACTTATGGATATAGTAATGAATATTCTGCACTTTCAACGGTCAAAGATATGGGATCGTTTGATTTTGCAATTGATAAAGGAGAAGGATTAATACAATACCATCCTATATCAGAAAAAGTAGCATTTAATGATCTTAATATTTCATATGTTTCTTATAAGATTGACGATAATTTTGTTGGTGTAGGAAGTACTGCTTTTGGTGATATTGCTCTAATAAACACATCAAGCGCAGAACTGAATACTGTTGGAGCAGGTGTCACTATTGTTTCTATTGGAAGTACTTATAATTCCGTTTCAGTTATGGTAATGATAAATCCAGATACTGGAGAGGAAAATCGAGAGTTCCAATTTACTCAAGTTAACTTTATCCATGATGGAACTAATATAATATCTTCTGGAGAATATGCATCTCTGTTTACTCAACTCGGTGCTGTTTCTGAAGGGTCTGAAGCATTTATAGGGTATGGTACTTTTTATCCGTATCTTGATGGTAATAATTTTAATGTAGAATATATACCCAATGCTGGTATTGGAACAACTGCTGCTATTAATACAATTCAAATTGGATTAGCACAAACTGCTACTTCTGGTTCCACGGACTTTAATATGGTCCATACTAGAATGCAAACGCAATCTACCACTATTGCAGCATCAGCAAGTCCTGGAATTACAACCGTTAATGATTATAGATATATTGCAAATTCTCAAGAATTTCATGCAGCGAAATATTATATACATGTGGCAGATAAAACTAACGATAGACATGAATTTGTAGAATTATTTGCTCTCGATACTATTAACGCCGTTGGTGTATCTAGTGAGGTATATTTAACAGAGTTTGCTAATTTAGGAACTTCATCTGTTGGTCTTGGTACTTTTGGTGCAGAAATAGATGATAGTGGATTTGCGGTTGATTTGCAATTTACACCAATTCCAAACATAGATGTTGAAGTAAATGTTTTTGCTCAACAGTTAAAATCTGAAACAGCAGATGATGTTGATACTATTCTTGATTTTAATAATGGTATTGTTACTACTGATAGAGACGACTATGTTGGGACGTTTAATGCAATTAGGACTGATTTTGACTTAACTCATGAAGGTGAGGATATTTTTGAGTATTGGTTTGATGGAGGAAATTCTGGTATTGTTAGTACAACTGACAATACAATTAAACTGCCAAATCATTTCTTTATTTCAGGAGAGAAAGTTAGTTACTTTAGAAATGATATTAATGAGGAAAGTTCTGCAATTGGTGTAGGCGAAACCTTTATCACTGGATCTAATAGGTCCACTGGAGTTGCAATTGGGTTAACTGAGGTGCTCCCTGATGGAAGGACAACAACTGGAGAAAACCTATACATGGTTAAAATTGATGATACTTTTGTTGGGTTAGCAACTAGTCCAATAGACGCGCAGTTAGCAAATCCAAATTTAATTAATATTACAAGTGTGGGAAGTGGAACTTCGCATAGATTCTTAACAACTAAACAGAATTCAAGAGTTCTTGTTACTATTGACAATATTATTCAAAGTCCTATCGTTTCTACAGCAATTACAAGTTCTTTAAATGCGACAGCACTTTCAACAACCGATATTCTTGAATTTACTGGGGTAACTTCATTCTTTGGTGGAGATTTCTTACAAATTAATAGTGAGATTATGAAAGTTACTGGAGTTGGTGCCAACGGTGATCCAAATAAAGTAAGAGTTAGGAGAGCAAAACTAGGAACTAAATTTGTTAACCATGCGGCGGGAGATGTAATAACTAAAATTTCTGGCAACTATAATATAATTGATAGTACCATTAGTTTTGCAGAAGCACCTTATGGTCTCGATCCTCTACCGGATCCATTAGACCCCAATTCACTTGACTGGGAGGGAGTTGCTAAGGGTTCTAGTTTCCATGGAAGAAGTTATATGAGGGGAAAAGTTTCTACTGGAACCAGTGAAACTTATGATAGAAATAATGTATTCAAGGATGTAGCTGATAAATTTAATGGTCTTGAAAGTATATTCCCATTACAAACAACTGATGGTGATGATATTGCAGACATTGCAAATGAAAATGCGATCGTACTAATCAATAGCGTATTTCAACTTCCAGGAGTTACCGTTGAAGAAGATTATAGAATGTTAGAAGAAACCGCAGGTATTACTAGTGCAATATTTAATGGTGATGCAAGAGATGTTGGTTATGATGTTGGAATTAGTAGTTTCCCTGCTGCTGGTATCATCCAAGGTATTGGTTCAACTGAAGGTTTTGGATATCAACCTCTGGTTTCTGCAGCGGGTACAGTTACTGTAAATGGATCAGGGCAAGTAACGTTTGTTAGCGTTGGTTTTACTGGAAGTGGATATAGATCTCAAGAATATCATGAAATTATCACAAAAACAAATTATCCTATTTCCACTGGCACTACTAATATCTTTATTGAAAATGAAAATAGTGTATTTGGTATCCTTAGTGAAATTCAGGGAGATGGTACAAACACATTAGTTGGTATTGGCACATATAAATTTAAACATATAACACCATTAAATGGTATTGGAAATACTTTTATACAACTTAGACCTTTTGATCAAACAATTGAGAATATTCCCTCCGGAACTCCGGTAAGTATTGGAGTGACACTTCCATATGGTATTGTTAATGTTAGTGCTGCTACTAGTAATATTAGTCCAGGAGTAGTTTCTGGTCTTACTTATGATGTATTAAATGCAGATTATAATCCAGAGTCTGGATTTATGGCTATGACTCTTCCAATAGGTCATGAATTATCCCAAGGAGATTATATTAGATTTGTAGATAATAGTTTAAACTTTACCTGTAGTAGTGATAATAATACTAGAGTTAAATCATATCCTAGACCAAATCTTGATACTAATGCAAGTAGAAGACCTCTAAGACTTGAAGATGTTTCAGGTCAAAGTGCGCGAGTATTTGTTGGTCTCTCAACCTTTGCATATTTTAATGTTACAGATGCATCATATACTGCAGCAACAGGAGATTTGGAACTTACTATTGGTAGTCATAATTTAGTTGCTGATAGAGGCATATCTATTGAAACTGATTCTCTATCCTTTAAGTGTGCAATGGATGGCAATACAGCAACCAAGACATATCCTCGCGCAACTGATCCTGCGGCAAATACTACTCTTGATATTACTGCAGTAACCTCCAACACAATTACTGTCAATGTTGGTGCTTCACCTCTGGTAACATATACACCAGGTGCAGGAACAACATATGATCCTAGCACAGGATTGATGGTTCTTGAAATTGGTACGCATAATTTAACTGCTGGTACAAGTATTAAATTAGCAACTGAGTCATTGACATTTAGTTGTGGATATAATGGTGCTACTGGTTCTGCTGCTGAAAAATCATATCCTAGATCTAATGGCAATGATCCATTCTATGATACTGCAATTAACATCGCGTCAGTAACTGAAACTACAATCACACTTCAAGTATTAACAACCATTCCTTCTACAAATACTGACGTACATACATTCGTATCTGCAACGACTGGAGCAGTTATCTCTGGAGGCAACTATCTCCACTCATTCCAAGGTCCAGCATTAAATGCTGTTCGTTCTGGCGGTCAATATACCCATACATTTGTTTCTGCTGATACAGGTGCTGTTGTTAGTACTGCAACCACATCTATTCAACATATTGGTTTTGCAACTGTCATAATTGGAACTGGACATATTTCCCCTAATGTTACTATAACAAATCCAGGGTATGACCTTGATATAGATCAAGAATTAATGCCTCAGATAATATTTGATGAACCAAAAGCATATGGCAATCTACCATTAATATTTTCTGATGAGAATGCTGAAGTTGGTTTGGGAACGGAAGCTAGAGTTGATCTAGTAGTTAGTAATGATTCTAGTGTATCATCTTTCAACTTTACAAATAATGGTTACGCTTATGGAAATGGTAACATCTTAACAGTACCAACTGGAGGATTGGCAGGAATTCCAACATCAACAACCTTTAGTGAATTTCAAATTACCATAGAAAAAACTTTTGATGATACATTTAATGGGTGGAACCTTGGTGAACTTGAAGTACTTGATAATGTTGATGCTTATATTGATGGTAGGAGAAAACTTTTCCCATTATTTAGAAACGGATCTAGATTGTCTATCATTGCAGCAAAAAATTCAAAAATTGATACTAATCAGTTATTATTAGTATTCTTAAATAATATCCTTCAAGTTCCTAAAAAATCATATTTCTTCTTTGGTGGCAATAGAATTAGGTTTACTGAAGCACCTAGAGTAGGAGATTCTTTGCGAATTGTTTTCTATAAAGGTAATGGAGACACTGATGTTGTCAATACTGACGTAATAGAAACGGTAAAAGAAGGAGATACTCTTAATATCAATTCAAGTGATATTATTCTGGATGAAGATAAGAGAACTATTACAGATCTTGTTTCAACAGATACAGTAGAAACTCTTCCATATTTTGGACCAGGAAATACTGCTGATATTGATTTAACTAGACCAGTTGATTGGTGTCGTCAAAGTGAGGATAAAATACTTAATGGATTGGCAATATCTAAGGCAAGAGAATTTTATGAACCGAATATTTTACCAAATGCATATTTGATTAAATCAGTCGGTATTGGCGAAACAGTATTTCATGTTAATACTACTAGACCGTTATTTGTTCAAAATAATGAATTTAATACTATTCAAGGATTACTTGCTCAAAACTCAATTAAAATTCATTCACAAATAGATATAGCACCTGCTACTGCTACTGCAACTGTTTCTACTGCAGGGACTGTTTCATCAGTGGTAATAGCAGATGGTGGACATGGTTACCTTACAGTTCCTACCGTAAGTATTGCAAGCACAAACGGTGTAGGTATTGGTACAAGTGGGACAGCAATAGCAATCGCTACGCTTACAAACGGAGTTGTTACTGAAGTAACAATAACTAATGGTGGTGTTGGATATTCTACGATAACCCCACCCAAAGTTTTAATTTCTCCTGCACAAGCATCCAAAATTGAACAATGTGAAGTTTATTTCCCGAGTGGTTTTAAAGGAGATTCTGGAACAGTTGTTGGATTTGCAACAACCGCTATTTCAGGAGAACTATTTGCATTATTTGACCTCTTTATTCCATCGCAAGATCAAGTTTTTGACGACATTAACTATGTTGGATCTGCTATAACTACTTCTCAAATTACTCAAGGAGATGTATTCACCATCTATAACTCTAATATTGGAATATCAAATACTTCTATAACGAGTTATGATGGTGCTGGTGAAATTCTTGGCATAAGCACTTCATATATTGATGGGGTTTATGAAGTAATAGAAGTTGTAGAAGAACCTAGAATTGTTGGTGGAATTGGAACTGCAACAGCAAGAGTTCGTGCTAAAGTTGATAATACTCCTGTAGGATTTGATTTTGATACAAATTGGGATGGAAGCACTGGAATGACTACATCAAACTATCAAGGTTCGTATAGTTGGGGTAAAATTGTAGTTAAGAGTAGAGTAGTTGCTACTGCATATAATCCATATAACTCACAAGGAATAAGTGGTATTACTACCTCTCCACTTGTTGTAAGAGATCTACCTCTACGATTTGTGGGATATCAAACACCTGCCTATTCTCCCTAACTAAATAAAGAAAAAACTGTGACAAAATGTCTGCAATAATTACAGATCAAATTAGGATTTTGAACGCGAAAAATTTTCGCAATGGTGTATTGAGTACTTCTAATGCTTATTATACCTTCGTTGGATTGACTAATTCTACCGATTTTAATCTTACGTGGGAGGCTAGACCTCCCTCTCCAAGAGATAGTTTTAATCAAGAGAATGATTATTGGGACACCATGGTTGCTATGAAGAGGATTACTTCTTCAGATATCATGCATGTTGTACCGAAAAGAAATTGGTCTTCAGGTTCAAAATATGATATGTATCGTCATGATTATAGTATTGATAACCTTGCTGCAGTTTCAAGTGCAACAAATCTTTATTCATCATTTTTCTATGTTATGAATAAAGATTTTAGGGTATATATTTGTCTCCAAAATGGAACAAGTCCGGATAATCCCACAGGAAAACCCTCACTTGATGAACCTACATTTACTGATTTAGAACCAAGAGTTGCTGGTTCAAGTGGAGATGGATATGTTTGGAAATATCTTTATACTCTAAGTCCTTCAGATATTATTAAATTTGATTCGACTGAGTTTATGCCAGTTCCAAATGACTGGGAAAAATCTTCAGATAATGCCCTTGTAAGAGACAATTCTGTTAGTGGTTCAATTAAAATTGTAACCATAACAAATAAAGGATTAAATGTTGGAGCAGCAAATTTACAATATCGTAATGTTCCTATTAAAGGAGATGGTATTGGTGCAGAGTGTACTATTACAATCGATGAAAACTCCCAAGTTTTATCTGTAGAAGTATCAAATCAGGGTTCTGGATATACATATGGAACTGTGGATTTAGTTGCTGGTTCTGTTCCTACCGGAACAGTTAGACCAACATTTGACGTTATTATTCCCCCTCAGGGAGGACATGGATTTAATATATACCGAGAACTGGGAGCATCCAATATTTTGCTTTATGCAAGAATTGAAAATGATACTCAAAATCCAGATTTTGTTACTGG